CTACGGATGGCGAAATTACCGCAGCACAAGCTGCTGCATTAGGTCTAAACCAAACTACAGGAGCTATAATAAAGAATGTAGTAGTAAATGATGCATCTAACTCCCCCACATTTTATTCATGGTCTGGTTCTAGTGCCACACCAGGGAATTTAGTCTTAGTAAATGCTCAAGGAATTGCAGGATATACTGGTGTAACAGGTACTTATAATGAAGGTTCGGGGGCTAATGATGGATTAACTCTTCCCACTCATCCACAGTTTCAAATTAGAACTATAGATGGAGAGGGTGCTTTTGCTGGGGGTGAGATTCGTTTGAATTCTAAGGGTCTATGGTTTAAGTATGGGGCTACTTCTAATACTAAGGGTATAACTTGGAGTCTTAACTCTGCTGAAAATGTAGGATTCTTTATTTATAAAAAAGCTAGTACAGAGCAAGTATGGATGCTTACTGGATCTACTTCCTCCGCTGATGCCAGTGCTTTTATACCGTTTATACAGTTTGGGAATCCTACCTATAGAATGCAAGGACTGTATTGTACTTTTGCTAATTTTAATGCCACTGTTGGTACCCCTCTTACTTTACGTAGTGTTGATTATATTTTCCCTTCAGCAAATGGGAGTAGTGGTACTGTATTAACAAATAATGGTAGTGGTACTCTAACGTGGGGTGCTGCTGGGGGGAGTTACTGCTCACGATGAATTAACTGGGTTGTCTGGTCAAGACCATTCTGCATATTCTCTAACTAGTCATGGTCACTCTGGATATGCCGCAAGTAGTCATGGTAGTCATAGTGGTGACCCTGACCAGAATCTCTGGTCTACTTTTAATTTAAGTAGTAATGGTGGAAGTAATAGTGGAAGTGGTAGTACTGCTAGTAGTACTACTGATACATTTCTGTTCATAGCTGGCAGTGGAGTAACTCTTACTGGTGGCACTGATTCTTTAACGATTGCGGCTAGTAGTAGTGGTGGTGGGTTCTTTACTGGAAATTCTGGTACTAATAATAGATTTGCTTATTATTCGGGTGGGGATGAGCTATATTCTTCTGATACTGGTGGTACCACAGCTATCATATATTCAAAAGGTGGCTACTTCAAGTGTAATGTTGAAGATGTATATTTTGACGGGTTATCAAGTACAGGAGGAACTGACTTAGTCCTTTATAATGGTACTACACTTTATTTAGAAAGTTCTTCTAGACGGTACAAAGAAAATATCATAGACTTGGCAGTAGATACTTCCAAAGTATATGATTTGGTTCCTAGAACCTTTAAGTGGAAGGATACTGAAGAACCAATAGTAGATGAAGATGGTATGATGATTGAACCCATTATTCTAGCACCCATGACGGGGCCAACCGATTTTGGTTTAATAGCAGAAGAGGTTCATGAAGTCTTACCAGAACTAGTTAGATATAATAAAAAGAATGAACCAGATTCAGTCAAATACAAAGTTATAGCTGTGTTATTATTAGAAGAGATGAAAAAACTAAGGGCTAGAATAGAAGTATTGGAAGGTAATGCAGTGTAAGGAACAAATAATCCACTTACGGAAGTATAATCCGTTAATGAATGGGTCAGAGATAGCTAGGAAGGTGGGAATCTCTAAGCAATACGTGAGTAAGGTTTTAAAAGCAGAAGAATTACCTAATTCTGCTCCCAGATTTCATAAACTTCCTCGCCAATGTGACCTCTGTGGGTGTTCTATACTTCAAAGACAACGTTTTTGTTCCTCTAAGTGTCGGGAAACTTACTTATATTTGGTTGTAACCTGCTTCTTTTGTCGTGCGTCCTTTAAAAGAAGGCGTTCTGACATTGCATTAGGGCATCGAAGAGAGTATAATCATATCTATTGTAGTCAAAAGTGCTTCAATAGGGGGCAAAAAGATAGATGAGGGAGGCTTATGGATATTACAGACGATTTAATAATTCAATGGGAACCCAAGATACAGAGGTTTTTAAATACATCCTTTGTATTGGGCATGGATAGGGAAGATTTAGGACAAGAATTACGGATTGCAATTATAAAAGCTGCGGATGGGTTTGATGAATCTAGAGGAACTTCTTTTCATACGTATTTACATACAACAATGGTGAATACATTACGTACTTTAATCTCTAAGGCTCAAAAACAGCACTTTATTCATGAAGCAACTAGTATAGATTCTTCATATTTTTCTTCTGCGTATGACACTTCTTCCGAAGACACAAATTACTTCACAACATCCTCTAAAATTCTTAAAGCTTTAGAAGATCCCATTACAAAAAATAAAGATCAAGAATTTGAAGTTCAAGATCTGTTGATTAGATCTAAGTTAAGTCCTTCTGAGATCTCATTTGTTAATTTACGTGTTGAAGGACTTACTATGGAAGAAATTACTGATGAATTAAATGAATCTTCTTATAAGTTACGCCATAGTTCTAAAAGAAAATTGGAAAAATACTTAACTAACGTTAATTGGTTAGGAGATGATGATGCCAACTAAGAGAAAAACCAGACGGGGCGGTTTGAGTAAACCAAAGTCCTTGACAAACCCTTCACAAAGTCTTAAACTCATGGGAGTGAACCAACAAACAAGACAAGTGTGGTTAGTTGCTGAAGTTACTACCTCAACAGAGGCTAAAAAGTACATTACTTCAGAAGACCATACGGAATACTATTTGATGGATTCATATAACCAAGTTTATTTACTAACATAGGAGAAGAAATGGAAAGTTTTGATTTTATAGAATCTGGAATTGTTTTAGGGTTAACTGACTTCGACCAACTTAGAAAATTCAAGCATCCATCTAAGGATTTTGCAAAACACAGTGATGCATATCAATTTTTACTCAAGTATGTAGATGATTATGGAGAATTTCCAACTATTGCCCATATATGTGAAAATTATCCTACCTTAGATACGTCAGCCAGTTCATTGAACTTAGAATATGCGGTGGATAAGTTTAAAAACCAAGTCTTGTACAGGCAAATAGTAAATGTCTTCAATACTAACAAAGAGGTTCTTAAAGAAAATCCTAGAAAAGCCTTTTCACAAATTACACATAGTCTTAATGACATTAGTGTAATTTATGATGAAGAAGTTGTCACATATAACAACGGACATTCAATAGATAGACTAACTGAATGGCAAAACCGAACAGTTAAAAGGCAGATGGGAGATGGGTTGATGGGAATTAAAACCCCCTTTAAAACTCTTAATAGTTTAGGGGTAGGGTGGCTTCCAGGTGAATTAATTTCCCTATTTGCTAGACCTACTGTGGGTAAAACATGGATAAGTGTATTAACAGCAGCTATTTCTGCTTTAGCTGGGCATAAAACTTTATTGATATCCACAGAAATGCCTGTATCAGCTATCAATTTAAGGGCTGATGTGGTGATGGCAAATTTAATGGGGTTTAAGCTTTCTCATAAAGCCCTTAGAAATGGTGACCCAATAAATGAAACAGTATATAAAGAGTTTTTGGAAACCCTTACGAATGAAAATTCCCCAAGTCTTTTAGTATGTGACCATATCAATGGAGAAGGGACAATTACTATTGAAGGGATTGCAGGGCTGGTTAGAAAGCATACCCCAGAGTTTATAGTTATAGATGGTATTTATTTGGTTACATCAGGGATTACTACTAGTTCCAGGGCTAACAAAGCTATGTGGGAACAATCTCATGCCCTCTTCTATGCTATGAAAGGGTTATGCCTTTCCCAAAACGTGTCTATGTTTGTAACTACTCAAGCTAATAGAGATGCTGCGAATGTATACATTCCTCCCCAACCAGAAACAGTAGCTTTTGGTGATGCACTCCTTAGGGCTTCGGATGTAACTCTATCTATGGCACGGGTAGAAAATGATAATCAAAAACGTGTGATTCAGTATCAAAAATATAGGGATGGAGAGGTAGATATAGACATGTCCTTGTTAGAATGGGATGTAGATAGAGGGCATATAGAAGAAATAGGCAGTAAATTCTTTGGGGATAATGAGTATTAATGAATTGGACTAACATTCTTATAGATGCAGGACTTCCAATTCCTATAGATAAATCTGAAATAAGTATAGTCTGCCCCTTGCATGATGATAGAGTTTCGTCTTTATCCATAAATACAGATAAGGGTGTGTGGATTTGCTTCGCTGGATGTGGACAAGGCTCATTAAAATTTTTTCTAAGTAAGTATTGGCATATGTCTTTGTTGGCGGTGGAGGCGTATTTAGGAGATAAAGATGTAGAACTAGACATAAATTTCTTTGATACTTTTGAATTGGAAGAGGCAGAAGAATTTGTAACTTTTCCAGAAGATTTTCAAGGGTATACCTATCCAAAGTGGGCTTTTAATAGGGGGTTTTCTCAGCAGACTTTAGAAGAATGGGGTTGTGGTACTAATAGGTATGATGATTTAATCATTCCAATTTATACACAGACCCAGGAATTGAAGGGATGGGTATCACGTAGAGCTAATGCTGTTCCTAAGTATCTTTATTCTAAAGGGTTTAAAAAATCTAAGCACCTATTTGGGATTAATCATCTTAAGCGTAGTCCATTTGTGTGTGTTACGGAAGGTAGTTTAGATACCATGTGGTTAACTCAAAATGGTTTCCCTTCTATAGCAATACTAGGAGCTATATTATCTAAGGCTCAGGAGGAATTACTTTCAAAACTTCCTGTAGAAGAATTGGTTATTTGTTTAGATAATGATGATGCGGGGCAAAAAGGAAAAGAACGATTAATGGCTTGCATGACACAAAATTTTGTGGTATCATATACGAAATTGCCGAAAGGAGTGAAAGATGTACAAGATGTAAAAACCAAAAAAGAGCTAGAAGCAATAATACAGAACAGAGATATTTGGTAAAATAAAATAGAAGGAGAATAACATGAGTGGAATAGGCAGAATTCAAAGTCTTAGGGAAGAAAGTAAGCAAGAAGCAGCATCTAGGTCAGCAGTTCCTTTTAGAGAAGTATGGTTTAAAGACGGTGACCAAGCATTTGTAACCTCTGTGGCTACGGGAGAAGATAATGATGTGAACTTGGATGAAGTATCTTTGTATACCTTTAGACAGGGGAACAGGTTTGTGAATCTCTTGAATGCGGATGGGGTTGATTTGAGTGCAGTACCAGCTGATTCTCGTCCCTCTAGGAAGTTTGCTTTTTGGGGATACGTACATGAAATTATTCATGGGGAAAAGCGGAATGATGATTGGGAAGAAATCTCAGGCCCAGGTGGACGCAAAATGTTTAGGGAAGTTGTAAATGACTTCAAGGTTATTTGTCTAGGATTTGGTCGTAATGATTATCTGTGGAATCAGTTGGTAGATGTGTATAATGATTGGAACTCCTTGAATAAGGGAGTCATGCGAATTAAGCGTACTGGTGCTGGTATGAGGGATACTTCATATGCTATAGCTGCAACGGCTAGAGATGGTGAGATTCCTGATGACCGAAAGGATGATATTGATGAACTTCCTCCTATCCAAGAGTATTTCCAAGAGCGGTACGGGGCTTTGTGGAGTCCTGGCCCCTCCAATGGAGATGGGGAAACGGAAATTAAAACTGAATCCACTAGCCTAGATTTGTTTTAATGACCGCTAGATTAGATAAGGATGAGTACTTCTTGCAGATCGCTAAAACCGTGGCGCAAAGAAGTACTTGTCCA